ATGCGATCTCTTCCCATGTGCCGCCAAACAGGGCGGCAGGGCTGGTGGGGTCGGTGCTCTGGTAGATGCTGCCCACGGGGTAGCTGGCCAGTGCGCCAGTCTCTTTCAGGTTGATTTTGCCATTTTCGTCCACGGTCAGCCCCTCACCGGCAAGCTTCGTGCTCAAAGCTTTGGCTGTCGGGGTTGTCATGGCTGCAGGCGCAAATGCCGCTTTACCCGTCTCATCCACGGCAAGACCGTCTCCAATCATTACGCCGCCAAGTGTGCCGGCGGTTGCAGGCGGCAGAACGTAGTTTCCTACGCCCATGGCCACAGTGCCTAAAGCCATAAGGATATCCTCCCTTATTGTGTAGTAATGTGCATGCAGGTCTTCGGTCGGCATTTTCCATGCCCGCAGCCGCAGGGTGTCGGTACTGCTCTGCGTTGTGCTGTCCAGCACGGCTGCTTTTGCGGCGTCCGCACTGTCCGGCTCGATCAGCACAGCAATGCTGTCATCGGCCGTCAGTCCCGGCATATTCAGGTCGATGTAACAGCCATGGTCATCTTTCTTCCATCCTGTCGCAGGTATCGTAACTGCGTGCAGCTCCAACCGATCCGCTTTTGCCGCATCCAGTGCATTCATGGCATTGGAGCAGGCAGTCGTTGTCTTGGCAAGCTCCTGCAGCGTGCGCAGGGCAAGTTCCTGCAGGCCCGCCAGAATGCTCAGAACACCCATCGCTTATTCTCCTGCAAACACCTCATCCAGCATGGCGGCCACTTCTGCCTCGGTTGCCAGCACCAGACCATCCAGCTTGGTCTTATCCGCAGCGGACATCAGGCCTGCATTGGTAGTGGTGGCGTTGCCATATTTGGTGTCGCTGCCGGGGATGCCCAGCGCGGTAATGTCGTCCTTGGTGACCTTAGCTGCTGCGATCACATGCCCCTCAGCATCCACTGTCACCTTGTACAGTGCACTCGAATAGGCCGTGTGGGTCGGATGGGTGTAGTTATTCGCACCTTCCGCAATGTTGTCCAGCTTCTTCTTCTCAGCATCCGTGAAGTCGTTGGTAGAAAGACCCTTACCTGCCACCTTATCCACCTTGCCGGACAGGTCCACGGTGGTGTCATCCAGCAGTTCCATGGTGTAGCTGCCGCTGCTGCCCTTGATCTTGGCGTAGATGTCATAATGCTTGGTGGCGGTGTTCATCACCAGATACAGGATGTTCTCCTGTGCGGCATCGGCGTTCGGCACTGCATCCACCTTCTGGAAGGATGCGTGGCCGGACTTGGAAATGGCGGTGTTGATGGCCTCCACCACCTGTGCGCTGGTCTGGAAGGTGCTGTCGTTGTTCAGCTGGCTGGTCTTGGTGGGAACGGTGATGTTTACGGACTTGTCAGAGTCAATCGTCTGCGCAGTGCCGTTCACCTTGATGCTCTCGATCTTATTGGCCTGTGCGCCAATATTTTCCAGAGCCTTAACACGCGAATTCAGAGCTTTGTGTTTTGCGTTCTGGCGCTTTGCCAGGTCCTGCAGGTCGCGCAGTGCGGGGATGTGGTTCAGATCGTAATTAGCCATGTTCATTGTCCTCCTCAAAAATTTCGTCAAATAGTGTTTTTACTTCTTCCGGCGTTGCCATGGGCAGACTCATTTTGAATGCTTCCGCCACAAAAGCTTCCCACGCCGGTGTTCCTGGTTCCGGCATTTCGTCGGTATCAGTTCCGCTGTTTTCATATACGATGTACGGCAGGTCGGCGCTTGTGATCGTCACGCCATTTCCGTCCGTTCCCTCAAAGGTGCAAACGCCTTTTCCCGGGCTGGCGGTCACTGCTGCCGGAACATCCACATGTCCGTCTATTACCAGTGTCGAGCCGCAGACTTTGCTGCACGGCCCGTGCCAGCACACCCGTATCGTCAGTCCTTTCCAGATGCCGGATGCGGCCACATTCAGCCCATAGATTCCACGGTTGCCTTTGTAGCCGAATGCCAGCGCCATCGCCTTCCCGGGTGGTTTTGCCCTTCCGTTCGGCAGCAGAGTCACAGTAAGGTCTGTCATTTTGTCACCCCTCCAGCTGCACATCCGGCACAAGCAGCATCACGCTAAGTGTCAGTGCCTGTGCCGGTTTGCTTGCCGCCCAGAATTTCAGCGTGCCGTTCCCGGCCTCGCACACACCGTACATTCCTGCTGCCATTGCACTGGGCACATCGGCCGATATCACCCCGGCCATCGGCAGGCATGCACTTGTGGCTTTCTCCACAGCAGCCGTGCAGCTGTAAGCCGTTTCACCTTCGGCCTTGTTCCAGCCGTCCACCGGCAGGCTGACCGTAATGCTGCCAAGGCATCCGCCGTTGTACTCGGCGCTTGCTTTCTCCAGCAGTGCCTTCGTGGTTTCTTCGCTCTGTTTGGCGTCATCCGCGCTGTTTTTGGCGCTTTTTGCGCTCACATCAGCACTTCTTGCGGCCTCGTTCATCGTGTTTTCATAGGCTGCAGCATGCTCCGTAATATCGTTTTTCAGGTGGGCCATAAAATCCACCACTACCGGATCATCCTGTGCTACATCCACCTCAAGCCCGACAAGGTTCTGTACCGTACCCAAGGTCGTGTTATATTTCTGCAAAATTTCGCCGTTGTCGTTCACACGGTAAAAGCTCACCGCAAAATGTACAGCGCCTTTGTAAGCCACGGCATCTGCTGCCACCACCCAGATAAAGGTGATGGTCTGCTCTGTCACGGTCTTTTCCGTTACGGTAAAATAGTTTCTGTCGCCCTCCGCGTTTTCGTAGTTTACCCGAATCGCAAAATCGGCAAGGTCACTGCCGCGATAGTAGCGATTGATGCGCAGACGGATGCGGTTCACATCCTTGTCCCCTTCTACACCAAGCACAACGCCCTCTTCCGGCACCGCGATCAGCCGCTTGCTCTCATCGATCACAAAATCCAGCCCAGCATCCGGTTCGGGCATTCCGTCAAAAAGTTCATCCAGATTGTCCATATCACACCTGCTCAATCAAAACTGCATTTGTAACGATCCGTGTCTCCCCGTTCTGGCCCACCAGCTGCACCCGGAAGCTGCGGTCTCCGCTCACTTCCTCCGGCACCATACAGCTCTGGATCTCGTCAAGCGGCACAGGATAAATGTCGTTGAACACAGCCGCCTTTTTGCTCTTTTTCCAGTCTTCATCACCGCTTCGGAACTGGCATTTCAGGTAATTTACGCTCCCGGCCCTGATGCCGGAAAAATCACCTTCTTTTTTCAGCCGCTGCCCCTCCACGGTAAAATTCAGCATCCGCATTTAGGTTCCTCCCTGTCACACTCTGCATACAGCCGCCATTCCAGTTCACTGATAAGGTTTTTGGTCGCTTCCATCGTGCTGGAACTCTGTGGCGGGTCAAACAGCATCTTCACCTTCAGCGCCGTATAGCTCTTTACAGCTTCAATGTCCGCCCTGTTCTGGCAAAACTCGCTCCATGTTGCCGTTGCATCGCTGATGCCAAAGCCCTCCTGAGGCCCAACGCCCATCTGCCGCAGGATCATCAGCACGCTGTTGATGTGCATGATAAGGTCTGCATCAAACGCCGTGTACTCCTCGGTCAGTCCAAGGAGTTTCTTCACCGAGGTAAGGATACTGTCCATTTCCGATCACCTCAGTCTACAATGCACTGGTTGTCCCACTTCTTGTAGGCGTCCAGATAGGTCTCACCCTTATCGCCGTTGTGGGTGATCTCGTAGTACATGCCGTCAGACACGGTGGTGCTCACCAGCGCCTTCCAGTTCTGCAGGGTTTTGCTGAACCATACGATGAACACGTCCTCCATCGTCAGCTTCTTGCCGTCGGTCACGTCCACGTGAGCATTAAAGTAGTCCACCACCAGCTGCTTTGCGCGGTTCATCATAGCTTCGTTGTCCATTTTGTTTTCCTCCTTTTATTATTCCTCGTGGTCCATCACGCCCTCGGCTGCAATGGCTGCATTTGCCCAGAACAATGCCTCGTCCAGCTTCGTCAGTGCCAGACTGCGTTCCCGGCTTGGTGCAATACACCGCACCATTCCTTCTGTCTCCTGCATCTTCAGCCGCAGGTTTGTGCTGTATGCTGCTTCCGCAACATTGAATTTTCGTACAGGGTACATGTCATTTCCTCCATGGGCAGGTGTCGCCCGGTCGTCTTTCGGCAAATGCAGGCTTTAGGATCGCATCATCTCCATAATGGATGGCCTTGTGGGTACGATCGCTCACGCAGATCACGTTTTCCGGGTCCAGCAGTGCGTCCGAATGCTGGAGCACGTCCTCTTTTGTCAGCGGGTTCAGATGGTGAATAATAATGCGCGGCCGAATGGGCTTTCCGTTTCGTATCACCCAATCCGTGATCTCGTGGTCGGAACAGCCAAGGTCGCATCCCGCATCCCGCACAATGATCCTGTCCCGGAACTGCCGCCACTCTCTTGACTGGTAAAAACTCTGATTTAGCCACCGGTCAAAGCCAAAAGTATCAAATCCAACTTTGCCGTGAAGCTGCAAATAATGGAAGCGGTCTTCAAAGGTCGCATACTGACAGAGTTCAGAGTATGTCTTCCTGGGCATATGCTTAGTACCCCACGCACCAGCAGATCATGGCAAATGCGGCACAAATCATCGAAAGGCAAATCAGCTTGCCATGCAGGTTCTCAAGACCTTCCATTTCGTCATGGTAAGCGCATACAAATGTAAAAATCAGCGTGCACCAACATCCAAACCCGCCGATCCACTTATCAACAATTTGTGGAAGCCAAACCGCAATAGCCGTCAAAAGCGACAGAATACTAGGAGGCAAATACCACCAGTACCGCTTGCTTGTTGGTCGTTCTCGGTCTGTGAACAAGCATGCAAGCATAATCCACGGCATCGCCGCCATAAGCCAGAAGCAGATTTCTTTAAATGCCGTCATCATAATCCTTTCTTCTGCAACATGTCATCTGTAAGCAGCATCGGTGTCAATGCAACTGCTCCAGTCAAAAGCACTGTCTTCCATTCGCACAGGATATTGCGCTTTACCAGAAAAACCGCTGCTGTAAAGTAGATAAAAAAACAGCACTGCCAGAACGACTCAGGCTGCATAAGAGCTTTTAAAACTCATAGTCTGTGGCCTCGTCTTCGTCCACGCCATTGTACTTTGCCATAGCTTTCAGCACATTTGCGTACATTTCTTTGGTGTCCTTTGCGTTTTCCAGTGTCTCGGTCTTTGCCCGGAGCAGTTTGTTTTCTTCTTCCAGTTTTTTCTTTTCAAGGTCCGCTTTCATAGTAGCCAGCTTCAGGAAGTGCGTTGTTTCTGCACTGGAAGCCGTCCCTTCTCGCAGCCTTCTTTCCACCAGTTGCATGGTCAGGTTTATCATGTACTGTTCCTGTGCTTCCGGACTTGTTGCAGGCCGGGCCGAAGCCACAGCCGCTTCTCCCGGTGTGTTCTTCTTCGGTCGCATTCAAAAGGCCCTCTTTCTTTTGTGTCTAAAATTCAGTTTTTGCAAAGGCTTATGGGTGCGGTGGCAGTGCTTTTCATTTGAAGGGAGAAAGCGAACATTCCGTATAAAGGAGAACAACACAGAATGCCCCGATGCCGGTGGAGGTCGAACGTCATGAACTCAGAAAGCTCTCAGGAGGCGCTCGCCCCATAAGCCCTTGCAAAAACTGCCGAAACCTCAGTCTACACCCCAAGGCCTCGGCAGCATGTTTAAAGCCCAAATATCAATTTTCCCTCCGGGGAAATATCAAAGACCGGCGCGATTTGAGAGGGGGGTGTCAATTTTGAGACCCCTCCCTATGCCTTTAGGCACTTTGTGCGTAATTGGTATCGTCCTTAATCTCGATCTTGAGCTTCTTATAGATGTTAGCTGGATCATTTGCCACGATTTTATTGATTGCTTTCTCAATTTCGTAGGCATTTTCATTGTCTGTGAATTGAGAAGAGGTCTGTGCCAGCCGCATAAGCAGGCCAGACGAGTTATAGCCGTGATCCATGTCATACTGATACCACTGCTCGAACTGATCATACGGATTGTAGGGATTATCGAACGTGGTCAGAAAGCATCGAACCATAATTCAAAGCCTCTCTTTCCTGTTATCACTTTCCAAGTGCATCATAAACGGTGGATTCAGGAACGCCACACGCCTGTGCAATCTCTTTATAAGTGTAACCGCTTCGCAACATCGCTCTCGCTTTGGACAACTTGGCCGAAGACAACGAAGCCGTGGTTTTGGGCATTGCGCGTTTCACGATTTCATCCGAATCAGAAGAATTCAGGAACTTTGACAGCATGTTGTCGGAAATTGCGCCAGCCTGAATAGCTTCCCATTCTCTGTCGCTAAACCTGACTTTGGACTTTTGCCCACTTGCGCCGACCTTATCGCGAGCGCGCTGCATTTCAACAGAAGAAATCTTCTTGATTTCTTTCTTGTCCTCGGTGTTTTGCGGGTCTAAGCCCAGTTCCTGAATTTTGGCCTTGATGTTGGCATTAGCAATCAGCATTGCCTTGCGCTCCTTAGGTTTATTGGCCAGCATTGTGGTGTACTTGTCTTTCAGTGACATAACTTCCGCAGCATATGTCTTGGCTGCCTCAGGATCACGCTGGATGCCCTTCATGTTGACCGCCTCTTTGCGGGCCTGCGCTGCCATAGCTTTGAGCTTATTAGAGAAGTCTGCGTACAAGTTCTCCTGAATAGTGCCAGAAGAGAGGGTTCTTGCGTCCTTTGTCTCGGAAATCAGACTTACGGTATCCTCGGCAATACGCTCTTTCTTGGTCTTCGGGTCGATGAAGGCACGCCCGCTCTCCTTATAAATGAGTTCACCAGTCTCTTTATCCACGCGCACGCTACCACGACGCTCAGGCACACGGATGGTCTGCTTGCGCCGAGACAGGAGCGTTGATGCGCCACCATAATGCGTAGTACCGTCCTCATCCACACGGATCTGCCACTTTTCTTTCAGTTCCTGGATACCGTTCTCCCTCTCAGAGCGTTTGTAATCCAGCTTGTGCTTCTCTGCATCGATAACAACCATCGAATGCTTGACAGCACGAGCCAGTTCCTCTTCAGACGCACCACGAAGAGTCATGTCCGTGATGAGGTTCGAGATAACGCCCATTTCACGCTGCTTCTCTTCTTTTTTCATGAGACGCACATTGTTGGGGTTGCCTTCAGGAACTGCATATGCAGTCTTGGGGTCAAAACCTTTCAACTGTTCCAACGGACGAGTAGATTTAATGGGAACCTTATCGCTGACAGGAATCGCCATAACGGTATCGCCATCAAAATCTGCACCGGACAAACGCTCTGCAACTTTAGCATTGATGCCAATAGCATCCTGGATCTGTCCAAGATTACGCTTGCCGCTGACATTTTTGTTGTTGACAGTAACAATCGGAATCTCAAAGGTACCGGCATGAGGATAGCGAATCAGTGCAAGCTGTGTGCCATTCTCATAGGTCGGACAGTAAGCTTCTGTTTCCTTGATTCGGTTGATAGGCAGAATGACTTTCGTCGATTGCCCCGGAAATGCCGATGCTTTCAGCGTCATGGACGTACCTTCACAGGTATCGGCGAAGTCGTTCAGCAGCTTCTTTTTAACAGTAGGATTATCGTAGTGCATGATCTCATCATACTGCGCCTGATAATCCGCAATTGTAAGCTTCAGCTGATTTTCAATAAGCTTTTTCGGCTGTTTGGATAGGAACTGCGAAGATACATTTCGGGACATTGTATCCCAATCGCCTTCCTCTTTCAGCTTGTTAATAGGAGAAAGATGCTCCTTTCCATCAGAACCGATGTATGTACTCTGGCCATTGGCTTTGATGGCTGCTCCAAACGGATTGTCCGGATCAGCTTTTGCTTCCTTCAGGACCTTCATTTTGGGCGTGCCGGAAGGCTTGTTAGTGTTGAACATGATGTCCACACCATCGGGAAGATCATCCGAGTAGACAGCCATGCCTTTCAGATAGTGGTCACCATCGACAAGAATACGAACCTGCGCATAATGACTCTTGCCAAGGTCAAGATCGGGCACGCCACGGCGAATTTCCATGACACCATCTTTGTCCAGACCACCTTCATCGCCATACCGGATGGCAACACGGCTTGAATCCAGACTTGCAGGACGCTGAAGCTTCTTGAACGTATCACCGCCATCGTCAGAATGATAATCGCCGAGTGAATCAATCTGATCCTGATGCTGATAAGCATACTTCTGGTCGAATTCAGGCTTAGCCAACACCGTAATGTTAGTCTGCTGACGGATGTTGGTCGGCTGACGGATACCTACGCCATAACGTTTGTAACCGTATTCCGCTTCCAACGTATATGCTGCGTCGTCAAGCTCAGATTGCGACACGCCCATTACAAGATTGGCACCTTCGGAAATATCGATCATGCCTTTCTTGTCCACTTCTTTTTTCAACGTGTCAGCAATATTCTCTGCACGCTGCGCTTTTTTATCAGCAGTGCCTGCATATTTTGAGCGCACACTGGACTCGCTCATACCAAGCTTTTCACCGATAGCTTTCCAGCCGAGACCCTGTTCCTTTAAAGCAGCGATTTTCTCATACTCAGATGCCTTGCGCTCATGGATTGCTTTACGTCGAGCCACTCGAAATTCGGTAAGACCGAGCTGGTACTCCTTGGGAAGAGTGCTATTGATTTGATCTAAAATTTCATTTTCGGACATGCCCTTCTTCTTGAGCGTTTCCACACGAGACAGAAAGTCACCAGAGTGCTGATAAGGATTATCGCCAGAACCCCAAGGATATCGGCCGGAATGGCGCTTTGTGCCGTAATGCTCCAAAATATCAGAGTCGGAACTCGTGCCGTAGTAGTTTTTAAGGTCTTTCTCAATTGGATTCATAACGCTGCTCCTTATCTCAGATCCGCAATGATTTTGTCAAATTCTTTAATCTTTTCGATGATGGGATCAATGATATCTGCCGTCGGTGTCTCGATGAGAACATCATCATTTTGGTAAATGCGATTTTCGATAAGAATATCTTTCGGCTTGACATGATACTCCATGCAGAACAGCGCATCATAAATAAAGAGCTGCTCCATATGTGCTGGAACAGCTCCTGTTTTAAGATCATGAATACGAAGAAAATTATCTTTGTCGTTAAATGCAATGGCATCTGCAGTACCAAAACAGTTTTCGCTGTAAAACAAAACCTGCTCGGGGTCCATGCGGAAACCAATTGCATCGTTGACGTATGCGTTGAGGGTTTTCTTGCTCTTCGGGAGCTTTTGCTTCAGGTTAATGCACTCTGCAGCAAAAGCATGGAGCCGAGTGCCTTTCTCCTTTGCTTGACAACTCATGAAAGCATCCACCAGGCGTTGAGTATCATAGTTCAGCCAATGATACTTACTTGCGCCAAGAAAGGCGTGCTGCCCCACGAGCCTGGAATGATCGTTCCATTGCATTGAGAACTTCCTCCTTGTTCTCAGGATAAATGAAAGCGGCAAAGCTCATCTCATTCATCTGACGGACATAATAATCCTGATTCGGACGATGAGGTGCATTTGCTGAACGCTTGCCTTCGAGTGCTGCCCAGGTGGAACCATACAAAACCAAAAGGTCAGGATGCCCCTGCACCTCGTTCGGGTCAAGATGGACCACTACACAGCCGGGAAAGCGTTCTTTCAGTTCTTTCGTCAATCCCTGTTTGAATTTGTTTTCGAGCATGATAAAAACCTCCAAAATAAAAGGAATAGTGCGTTCAAGCCGCGTTCTATTCCCCCCATAAAAGGGCATGTTTTTATCGCGTCAGTTTTTGCTAATTTTTGCAAGATTTTATTATTTTCGGGCAAAAGAAAAGCCCCTGCGTTGTTAGCGCAGAGGCAGATCTTATTTGCTGTATCAGTCGTACCACTCAGGTTCTGGTTCAAGGTTATCGTCTGGATAGCTTGCTTCCTCTGTCGGAGATGACAAAAGATCTATGTCGTTATCATCGATATGATCTCCGCATTTCGGGCACAGCCATTCATCATCATGATGTACCATCTGGCAATGACAGTTCCAACACCAATGTTCGCCTGTTGGTTCATCATAGCCGGGAGTATGGAGAACACGGTAGTCAAACGATCCGTCTGGATGCTTCACCCATAGCACTGGTAGCCCAAGTTCCAATGTAGTGTAGATCCAAACTTCATCGCCATTCGGAAGAACATCTCGTCCTTCAAAAGAGTAATCGTGCTCACGCCAATTTTTTGCAAGCGCATCCATATAGTTCATATTTTTCACCTCGCACTTCATTAAAGGGCAGTACGTCTATTTAATGCAGTTCTATATTACACTGTCAGGGGATATAGTTCAAGGTTAAAATATTGTAACATTTTCCGGCTCGATAAGACGTTAAACTTTCGCCGTGGCCAAAAGCCCATTTTTTATTCTTAA